CGACAATTGTCGTGACACAGGACATGTTCGAAGAGTATATTGGACAATATACTCCAGACAAAGCTGCGCGGTTGGTTGCTGCTATTCGAGCAGACCAACTCAACTATGACGGCGACACCAAGCATGTGTTCGCGAAACAGGAAGTTCTCCTAAAAGAACACGGCTCCGCACCCCGCGTTATATATCAGGGTACAGATATGTATAACGCAATCAGTGGGGTGATCGTCTGTGAGCTCAACAGACGAATGAAATCCGTCTTTTCGAAGACCAACCCTCGAAACACAGGCAACGTTGTGTTGTATGCCTGCGGCATGAAAAACGAGGAGATTGGGGACGCGATTGAATCCGATGGAGGCGTGGTCGTGGAGAACGACATGAAAAACAACGATGGGAGTCAGAGCGCGCAATTTCGCAAGTATGAAGCGATGTTGTACGCAAAATTGGGTGCCCCCGCGTGGTTCGTGCGAGAATTCGCGAAGAACTTACAAGTTCGAGTCTGGACGCGATATGGTATCGCGGGCACAGTCCGTTGACAGATGTGGTCAGGAGTCAACAACACCACAACTGGAAACAGCTATGTAGGCATGGTTTTGATATTGGCAAGCGCAAAGGTTGCCGATATTGAATGTTCGACGAACATACACGGGGGAGACGATTACCTAGGGATCGTCCCAGCGGGCAAGGAGGAGCAATTCATGCAGGCGTTGAAGGTCGTCGTCCCCAGTGTGGGGATGACCCCTGAGCCTGTCCTCCCGAAGTCGCGAGAGCATGCCACGTTTTACAGGAAACGGTATGTTCGTGGGGTGAATGGTACTCGTGGAGTTCCACAATTCGGGCGCGTGGTGGCCAAGCTCAACCTCCGAGCAAATCAAAACAAGGAGGTGAGCGATCAAGATTACATGGCTGGCAAGTACTTGTCAGCTGCGTATGAACACCGATACGTGCCCGAGCTGCGGGATTATTTGCGGAAGATGTCTCACCAGATGAGTGAACGCCCGCACTTAGACCTCAACACCAATCGTGAGATTGGTCTAAGTTCGGTTTCGGAGATCAACCGGAGAATTGATGAAGTGCAGCCGATTGACTCGGAGAGCTTCCAGCGTTTTATGTACGCTACCTATCAGATGGGTGTCGATGAACTGCTCGACGTCTATCGCAGAGTTGGCGAAGGTGCGATTGACTATTTGGACAATTGGACCTACGTCGATAAGCGCAAGAAGGTAGTCACAAAGCGCGGGTACACCCCCCCCATGATTGGGGGACCGTCGGCCGAGCAACTAGTCAAGGTTGATCTTGGATATGCTTAAATAGTCC